CTGGATTCAAAATGTCTCAGCATATTAACACCACAATAAGGGCAAAGAGATTCAGTCTCTTTGGGTGGAAAAAGTCCAAGCAGTTGGCCGGGATTTACGTTAAGGCAATATTCTTCCAACAGGTCTAAGGGGTACAAAACAAAACGTGCAAACCACAACCACGCAAAACACTAAAAAATAAAGGATTACAAAAAAGAGATTCAAAACGAATTGTACAAAACTATTAAAAAAACATCATTTTCGATTCAATAACTGAGGGCTTTTTGTAGCCCTTTTTTTATGCTACTTCAACAACCATTCAATTATAATGCAAAAGGCCGTCAATAAAGCGAAAACAAGCAATAAAGTAAGTCCATTACAAACCCAAAAAAGAACTAAATAAATACTCCTGGACAATTCGATAAAAATATAAAAGGACTTGCGAAAGGGCTTACAAATGGGCTTACAAAATTCAAACAAAAACACCGTTTATATATGGTAATAATATAAAGATATACGAACAAAAGGCGGGTTTATTACAAATTGCAAGGGGGATAATACCCATAAAAAACGCAACAAGACAATAATAAAAAGCGCTTGAGTTGTTGTGATACAGCGCTTTAGTGAAGTTTTTGCGTCAAAAGTAAAATAAAAGTGTGTGTGTCTATGGTTCTGCAACGTGCATGTTGTCGCTTTCTCCAGGATGATATCTGCGTTGCAATGTAGTTAAACGAGCCTTTAAACTGCCGATCTCCTCGGCCATTTCTTTAATGTCCTGGTCTTTCTCTCTGAGGTACTCCATTAATAGACTGGGATGCACGGTTGTGTCTGGTTCTTCTTTCTTTTTGTCGGCCATTTTCATGGGATCCTTTCCGGCAATTAACCACTCTATATTAATTTTTTCAGAAAATCCTGCATTTATAAATCTAAAGAAAAAGTCTGACGATGGATTGGTAGAGCCACTCTTTATATCATAGACAGTTTGTGGCCTATCGTACCCGAGAAGCTTTGAAAATTGAGCCGGTTTCAGCTCAAGAAATTCAAGCATTTCTGTAAAACGTGCAGATATTTCTAAATTTTTTGCCAATATTATTTGATTTAATACAGAATATCCTGTAATATTGTACCAAGTTCATTACAAAACTACGGCGAAAAATGACAGAAAAACAAGTTTTAGAGCAAAAAAAGTTTGGCGACATCAATATAGTAGCTGAAATAATTGGGGAGACGAGGGGTAATACCAGCCAAATTCTAAGACGTCCGACTGCAAAGAAGCACAAGAAAGCAATGGAAGTACTACGAAGACTTGTTGAATCTCGTCAGCAAATAGCAACTGAAGTAGGTACAGAATAATCTGTATTATATGCTGGAATATCACGATAACATATTATGTGTTGCTGGCGGCTGGCTTTATGGCGAAGGTGCCATTATGACCAAAGCCAATTATGATGCCCTGGTTTCGCGCGACCGATTGCAAGTTGTGCGCAAGGGAGGTGGGCCTGGTCGTCCGGCATTGATAAAATACGAAAGCATTCCCGATAGATTCAAGGCGTTGATTGTAGCTAAGGAAGGAGATCCTTACAAAAAAGCACGTTTTAATGACTTTGAAAAATACATTATACCAGATCGTCATGCACGCGCTTACTTCAGTGCATTTAAGTTACCCGATGGCCGCAATCTTCCTGGGGAGGTGATTAACGAATATTCAACTAATGCTGATCTCCTTAATGCTGTTCATAGAGTGATAACTAAAAGAACCGGTAAGAGAAAAGCCCTGGGTGGACGAACTTCTCATATATGGGAATCAGTTGCCGGAACAGTGGAGCAGCTTAAGTGTGATGAAGACTTAAAGAAGAAATATAATCACACACTTCCTTCTAATCCCAGGCGTCTGAAAGAACGACACAAGAAATACATGGAGGAAGGATATCACGCTCTTATACACAGAGGTTATTGTAACAGCAACAGCCGTAAGGTGACTGCTGACATGGAGCGTCTTATCCTTTCCCTCTATGCTATGCCCAACAAGCCATTCTCTTCGAGTGTGCACGACTTGTATCTGCAATTCCTGAGCGGTGCTATTGATGTGGTTGATTACGACACCGGAGAGATTTACGATCGGAACGACTTCTTTGATAAAGATGGTGTGCCGGTAATGGTGAGTGAAAGTACTATCTGGAATTACATCAACAATCCTAAGAATCGTGTGATTGTAGATAAGGCCAGAAGTGACAGCCACGAATTTACAAGCATTCGCCGACCACACCACCACCGTCACGCTCCAATGTTTTCTCTTAGTAAAATATCAATGGATGACCGTGACCTCCCGCGCAAGTTGCCTGATGGGTCTCGTGTAAAAGCCTATTACGCTTATGATGTGAAGAGTGGTTGTGTGGTTGGTGCTTCATATAGCAGGCATAAAGACGAGGGACTATTTATTGATTGTGTTCGCGACATGTTCAAGTTCTTCGACTATCACAATATGAGCACGCCTGCCGAGGTGGAGGTGGAGCATCACCTGGTTAACAAGTTCAAAGACGACCTGATGCAAGCCGGAATCATATTCCCATTTGTGCGCTGGTGTAATCCCGGGAACTCACAGGAGAAGTATGCAGAGACAGGTAACCGCCTTAAGAAGTATGGTTACGAGAAACGATATCAGGATGGCATTGGTCGCTTCTACTCCAAGCTTGAAGCCAACAGGCCACGTCAGGAAAAAACCTGGGATGATGAAGGCATGAAAGTGAAGGAGAAGGCTTACACATTTGAGCAGCTTGTTGCTGATGACAGATTTACAATAGAGAAGTACAATAATAGCAAGCACCCTGATGAGAAGTACTATCCCAATATGACCAGAATGGATGTTCTTAAGAGATATCAGAATCCGGATCTATTGGATATCGACCGTGCGCTTCTTGTTCGATACATCGGAGACCACACGGAAACAAGTGTTCGTCGCTCGCAATATGTAACGGTGCAGTATGGTAAGTACCAGTTGCCTTCTCCAGAGGTGTTGCATAAGCTTAAGCCAAATAATTACAAGGTGGATGCTTACTATCTGCCTGGCGAGGATGGAATTGAAGAAGTCTATCTCTATCAGGACCGGACATTTATTTGCAAAGCAGAGCTGATTAAGACCTACAATACTGCCACGGCTGAGCAAACAGACGATGATCGCAACGCATACACCGAACAGGCCAAGTATGTAAGCCAGTTCGATAAGCTTGCCAAAGATGGCAAAGCGTCCCTTTCAAAAATTCACATCATAGAGAAGGAAGAGCAGGAGGATGAAGTGATTGTGGAAACAGTGCCGGACATAGTGGAACCGGACGAGATTGAGACAAACTTTGAAGACTACTCTGACGATGAAGATTTCAACATACAGAGAGCTCTTGACTCTCTATAATTCTAAAACGATTGAACTATGATGACAACAGATTTAAAGAACAGAATTGTGGCAGCTATTAAAGAGCGCCGGAACAATTACTCAAGTGATGCTAAGATGGCCGTGGCCCTTGGAATCAGCTCTTCGCAATTTTCGCGCATTACCCGCAAGGGAGATATGGACAATGTACTGGCTGATGCTAAGTGGATATCCATAGCCCGCAGACTTGGAGTTGAATTGAATGGCAATAAGGAGCTTGTTGCTGCAAAAACTCCTGTATTCCAATTCGTGGTTAGTCAGTTATCTGCTTGCCAGGACAACTCTTTATCAGGAATACTTTGCGATAGTGCTGATGTTGGAAAGAGCTACGCTGCAAAATGGTACTGTAGGAACACCAAGGATGCCGTGTACATTGACTGCTCTCAAGTAAAGACAAAGCAAAAGTTAATAAGAGCGATTGCCCGTGAGTTCGGACTTACGAACACTGGGAGGTATAGCGATGTATATGACGATCTTGTCTATTACCTGGTTGCTGCTGACACCCCGCTTGTCGCTCTTGATGAAGTCGGAGACCTTCAATATCCTGCCTTTTTGGAGCTGAAAGCCCTTTGGAATGCTACGCAATACGATTGTGCCTGGTATATGATTGGTGCCGATGGTCTTGAGAAGAAGATTAACGACAACATCAGTAATCGCAAGGTTGGATATACTGAGATATTCAGTCGATTCGGCAGCCGATATCAGAAGATAACACCACAAGCAGGCGAAGAGCTCGCAAAGTTCAAGCGTCAACAAGTCGCTATGATTGCGAAAGCTAACGGTGTATCTAATCCTCAACTACTGTACAGCAAGACTCAGGGAAGTCTTCGCCGGATCAGGTATGAAATTAAGAAGTTAAACCAGCAAGCACAGGAGGCATAATGGCAAGAGCAGTTAGTGTAACACAGCTTCATAATCTAAAGCCAAAGGTAATGCCATTTACAGGCAGGTGGCGGGCCTCTTTTGGAGAGCCGGAGCGAGGCGGTTCCTTCCTTATCTGGGGAAACTCGGGGAACGGGAAAACCCGCTTTGCGCTTCAGTTATGTAAGTACATTACCAAGTTTGGTAAGGTGGCTTACAACTCTCTGGAGGAGGGCGCATCGCTGAGTATGCAGATGGCTTTTGATGAATTAAACATGAATGAAGTCAGCAAGAAACTAATACTACTCGACCAGGAGCCAATTGACGAACTGATTGTTCGCCTGGAAAAACACAAGAGCCCGCACGTGATTGCAATAGACAGTGTGCAATATAGTGGATTGACCTACGCAGCCTATAAGGCTCTGCGCGCAAGATTCCCAAAAAAACTTTTTGTCCTGGTATCACATGCTGATGGGAAACTCCCGGCAGGCAATGTGGCTAAGCGTATTCGGTACGACTCTTTTGTAAAGATATGGGTGGAAGGATACAGGGCCCAACCTCTGAGTCGATATGGTGGCGGTGAGCCATTCATTATCTGGCCCGATGGAGCCGCTCAATACTGGGGCGATGAAATACTGGAAGGCAATGGATATTAAACAAAAACGAAGAGTCGCACACGCGCTCATGTACAAGGCAGGAGCCTTGCCAAACAAGCGCGATATACTGGCCGGGTACGGAGTGGAAAGCTCGAAAGACCTTACCGACCGCCAGATGGATGAACTCATTGAACGGCTAAAAGAAGCTGTGAGCAAGCGAAAGACAACACCTCCTGATGTAAGGCAATGGCGAAGCAACGTCATGACAATGCTCAATAAGTGCGGTGTTTATGCTGACCAGAACGACTGGCAGCGGGTTAACAAGTTCCTACTGGATAAGCGCATTGCCGGTAAACTTCTCTATGAGATGACCGTGCCGGAGATGAAGGAGCTCCACCGCAAGCTGGCGAGTGTTGCCCGCAAAAAAGAACTAGAGGCAAAGAATCAATTGTATAACGGAATAGCAATGAATTAAACCGATGAAACAAAATGCAAAAGCAATGGAAGCGCGCGCCGTGTGGTGCGAAAGGGCAATAACCAACATGCTTGGTTTGACGCCGGAAAAGTATCTGGAACTAATGTACGAGACAGGCTGCGAGTTTGTGGAGGATCTCTTTCGCAACGATGGCTACACAGGCAAGCGCCTCAAGCGTGCAGTGAGTAAGTACATAACCAGCGACCTGTACTGGTATTACTGGATGATAGAATGGGTGGACACTTGTGAGGCATTCCTCGACTGGGACTACTCTAAAAAGTCACTAACAGACCTGCTGGATATGCAGATGCAGGCTAAGAGGCCCTGGGATCTTCTTCACAAGAAAATCATCGAAGAGAAAGGTCACACAGTGAAAGTGGACACATTGAATTCTTAACTACAATAACAGATGCAATATGAATAACGACAGGTCAATATCTCAAGGGGCAGGAGTAGATGCAGTACTGCTGGCAATATTCGTAACACTGAAGCTGACAAACCAGATCGACTGGGCATGGTTATGGGTGCTTACCCCACTGTGGGTGCCAATTGCTTTGGGTGCATTGATTGCCGCGCTCTTTCTCCTGGCATTAATTATCAAAGTGTTCAGAATAGTATTAACCAAAAACAAATAGTAATCATGAGTGTAGATGTAAAATCTTTAAGCCCCGAAGGTAGGGCAGAGTTGATGAGACAATTGCAGCAGGAACAGGAAGCCGAAAAGGCTGAGAAAAAGAAAGCCCGTGAGGATTACCGGGAGAATGTGAATAAGGTAGTTGCCAGCAACATTAAAGACCTTCAGGTTCTGAGTAGCTTTCTGAGTCAGAAAAAGGCAGAGGTGTTTAATAGCCTCAATGCCTTGCTGCGACAAAAGAAAGAGCTCTTTGGTTACAAACAGGGGCAGCAGTCGCACACCTTTACCGATAAGGATGGTAACTCTGTGGTTGTAGGCTTTCGGGTAATCGACAGCTGGGACGACACCGTAGAGGCCGGAATTGCGAAGGTGAACGAATACATCGATAGCCTCAGCACGAACGAAGAAACTGCTAAGCTTGTGCGTATGCTTCAGGGCTTTCTGAAGAAAGACCAGAAAGGCAACCTGAAGCCAAGCCGGGTACTTGAACTCCAGAAGATGGCTAAGGATATCAATGACCCATCGCTGACAGAGGCCGTGGATATCATTAAAGATGCCTACAAGCCCAATCGTTCGGCCTTCTTCATTGAAGCAAGCATGAAGGAAAAGAAGACCGGCAAGCAGGTAGGTATTCCATTGTCGATCACTTCCGTTGATTTCCCGGAGGGTTCTGAAATCTCAACCGACGAGATATGAATTATGTGCTGTGGGGGTTATGGCTGCTTGTAATTGTGCTGGTGGTTCGCAATGAACGAAAGACAAAGCAACAGCCACCCCAACACCATAGATACCACCGGCATCACTACAATAAACAATTAGAAAATCATTAAGGCATGTTAAAAAAAGGAGATAATGTAATAATTGACAATCTGCCACCCGGCAGAAAGTTACCGGAATCGCTGAAGGGCGAAGAGTGCAGCGTGATTGATATGCACAGGTATGGGTCGTCTTTTTTCTACGACATAGAGCTGCTCAGCCCGGTAGAGGGAATTGATAAGCTGCCATTGTTCAGAGGCAATCTTCTCCGGGCTGTTGCTCCCAGACCTTCCAATAAGGAACTGCAAAAGGCAGCGCAATTGAACAGGGAAGCTGAAATCAGCCAGTCGATTAACGAGCTGAAGGATGAATTAAAGGCCTGGCCGCTTCCAAAGCAGTTTGATGAAAACAGTGAGATGTACAATAGGGTGTGGGTTCGCAGAATGAGACTGCATGGCCGTATTGCCACTATGATTAAGGAGTTGGGAGGTAAGGTATGAAAGCAATATTAAAGAGCATTGCAAGCATCTTTAAACGCAGATGCAACCGCATTTACATTCTTACAAGACACAACGGCTCAGAGAAGCTTTTCTTTCAGTTTCGTAAGGATGGAGAAGACTGCTACTCCGTTAACCGTGCCGGAGCTTGGTACTTCGACAGTCATGAACATGCCCGTGAGGCGCGCGACTTTCTTGGATTGAAGAATGAATTGAACATCGAATCGTTTGAACGCATCTGATTATGAACAATTACGAAATACAATTCACAAAAGCCCGGTTTGTCGTTAGTTACTCACGCGGCAAGCTGCGCAAGGTGGAAGTAAAAAAAGGAAACCTCGACCTGGAGTTACTGGCCGAGGTGGTGCCCGACAGAGAGGACAGTATTGAGCCTCATGATAGATTTGTAAAGATGGAGCCAAAAGCAAAGGATCAGTTTTTTGCACTTGCCCGAAAAGCCTGGATGGAATTCTACCGCAAGCAGTCGGGCCTTGATTATCGTTTTTTGGCTGCCGATGGCAAAGCACTCAAGGAAATAGGCAAGTACATGAAAGAGGTGAGCGGTAGCGATGAGGATGCTTTGGAGGCATGGAAGTTTATTCTGCAACGGTGGAACCGCCTCGACCCTTTCTATCGAAAAAATGCCGACCTCAAGTTTGTTAACTCACAGTTGAATAAGATAATTAACCAATTGAAGAATGGAACAAACACCGGCCAAACAGCGTCCCGCAATACTGCCGATGATCTCCGCAGGCGCTTCTCGGGTGGAGTTGGTTAGAGCGTTTGCCAGACTTACCCCCGCGCAGATTGTCAGGGAGAGATATCCGGCAATGTCGTGGCTCAAGCGAAGACACGGGCTTGAGAAGGTTGAGGGTGTGTTGGCAGTGTTGCTTGTTGAAGCTTCCCAGGCATTCGCTACCCAATTTGATGAAGAAACGGCTCTGGCAATGTCTGCTGAGATACAAAGCACTTTCTACTATTATTCCCTGGAGGATTGTTACTACATACTTCAGCAGATGAAGAAAAGCAAGCAGTACGGAACGCAGCTTACAGAGAATAAGGTGCTCTCGGCATTTGCCGATTACGAAAAGGAGCGAACCCAGGCAGCTGCTGAAATGAGCTACAACGAACACCTGTCGAACAAAGAGAACCCCAACGCACACGACCGCAATGATAGTGTACTGAAAAGCAGAATATATCCAACGCAAAGCACCCCCAATGAACGCAAGAGATAAATACATAACCAAAGTAATTGCCTGCCCCGACTGCAAAGGGGCCGGTGAGATACTTAAAGACCCGGGCACCAGGAGTAATACTTACGATGTTGTGGAATGCCCGTCGTGCAAAGGCACAGGTCGCCTGATAAGGAAAACAAAGGTAGAGTATGAACCTTACGATAAGGATGTTAAACTAATGGTAAAGATATGATGGAAAGTCCAATTTACGCACTCGCAGAGCATCTGGATGAGTTAAAGCACATCCGGGATAATTACAAGGAGATGGCTGCTGACAGTCCTAAGTTTCTGGAATTGTTTCAGCGAAAGGTAGCTCGCCTTAATAGTCAAATCGACAGCACCGAAAGGGCAATTAATGTTCTAATTAAAATACAAAAGGAGGAAGCATGACACTGACTGATGAAAGCCCCATGCCCTGGGGGCGAAACAAGGGCACACGAATGATTGATGTACCTGCTTCAGATTTGCTTTATTACTACGAAAGCAACAAGTGCAGTGCCGATGTGAGAGAATACGTTGAGGACAATCTTGATGTATTGCAGGAAGAAGTGAAACGCGATATGAGACAAAAGGAGGCAAGCCGATGAGAGTGTATGTATCAGGAAAAATAACCGGCCTCCCCATGGAAGCCGTTAAAGAAAAGTTCGCATGGCACTCTTCATTCCTCCTTGCAAAGGGATATACACCCGTGAACCCAATAGAGGTAAGTCCTTATGAGAAGGGAAAAGCCTGGCACGATTACATGAAGGAGGATATTGCAGAGCTGCTTACCTGTGATGCCATATATATGCTCCGAGACTGGGGCCAAAGCAAAGGTGCCAGGGTGGAGTATCAGATAGCCAGAGAGATGGGAATGTACATTTTCTTTGAGGGTGAATTCAATGCTGACCGTTCTTTATTTCCGGAATTAAAAACAGAGAACTTATGAGTTATATCACATTTACCCCCAATCAGTCAGTCGAATTAATGCCGGTACATGGCGCCACAATTACCCAGGCACTTCGGGCAACCATGGATTTGATTTCAGGTACGACACTCAAATATGCCGACCTGGTGTACGATGGCTTTACTATGTCTGTTTACATGGATAGCAATATCGACCAATTGGAAATGGAGTATTGGAATTGGAAAAAGCAAAGGGTAATTTGAATAACAATTAAACAGTAAATAATGATGAATATCAAGAGTTTAAAAGGCAAGACAATTAAAGATGTAAAGCAAAAGAAGAAAGCAGGCTTCGATGATGAAGGGTACCTGGTTCTTTACTTTACCGATGGGACTCAGGCAACAATCGTTGCGTCTTATGGCACCTGGACAGGAGAGTCTATTGACGAATACCCCTCAAAGATATGTCTTGTAGAAAAGGTTAGTGACCTTGAAGATGTTGAACGGGCAAACTGCCCTATATGTAACGATACCGGATCTTATACAACAGGTGGTTCTTTTGGTGGTGGCGTTACAACCCATAAATGCGACTGCCTGACCGCTCAAGAAGAACCAGTCTGCGAACACCCCTACAAGTTCGTAAAGCAAAGCCAGGATAACGAATACCCTGACTATTGCACCAAGTGTGAAAGCTATATTTAACCTCAAAAAACTTACCTATGGAAATGACCGATTTAGACTACTCAGGAGTCGTTAACCGAATCCAAAACAATGAGATCGAAGGTGCTCAGTTTCTCGTTGAAATAGCTTTCGAAAAAGAGGCAGTTGAGGAGGCTATTAAAAGCCATGAAGAATCATTAAATGTATTAAGAAGGACTCATGAAAGGCTGAATGGTGCCGCCCACAACGTCTTACTACACCTTGGAAAGATAACCCCACTGGCGGTTAAGCGAGATGAATTTATTGTTGTTGTAACCAGCAATAATATCTCAATAGAACGGAATGTGCTTTAATCTATATTGTTATGTATCTGGTGGTGAGTAGCAGGGGAGTTGTAAACCCCATTGCATAGACAATGACAAACATTGGTGAAAACAGTGCAATATGCTTCCTCACCCCTTTTACATAACGAGATAGCGGTATGAAAAGTTGCGGATTTACCGTACGAAATTCTGCTAACCGATGAATTTTAATAAATGAAACAAAGTAAATATTAACCGCTGACCCCGCAATTTTTTATGACCGCTTGTTATAGTGCGTTTTTGTGGGTAGGCATAACAGATAATGACATGAATAAAAAGAAGCAATTAAATGAAATTTTTGGGGATGCGACAAACATACTTAAAAGGGCATTAAGTCCAGACCCAGAAGGCGAAACAACAAATGAATGTTACATACTTTTAAAAGATTTGGCGCATTGTGGCGGTAATTCTCCATCACCAATAAGTATAATGAAGGCTGGAACTGTATTTAAAAAGAAAGTTGATAGTGAATATTTCAGCGATGGCTTTCATTTAATTGCGAGACATGTGGCTGAATGGTCGAAAGATTATTTTATACACTTAACAGAGAGCGAGGGGAATGCACTATAACGTGTAAGCGGTATGAACTGGCCGCAAAAGACAGTTCATAATATTAACAAATGCCCGCAAGCGGCTTGTTTATTACCGCATGTTAGCGTTTCGTTTTGCGGGCAGGAGAAATTAAAAAATCATGGAAATAGTAGTATTTAAAGATCAAAAATGGACAGAGATTTCAAAGCAAGACAATCCAGCTTTTGATTACATCTATGAAAATCAACGGTTACAAGAGGGATTTAAAGGCAGAAGAACACACTGCTTTTTGATTTGTAAGGTGTTGCCTTACGAAGAATCAGTTGGAAAGAATGGGTATGCTGTAATTGAAGTTCCTTTAAAAGGGGACGTTATTCGCAGAGGATTATTTTGGAAATTAGAAGATGCTGAAGTATTTGCAGACAGAATTAGTGGCACTTTTGAAAGTGCAACAAAACCATTAATGAAATATATGGCTGAAAAACACCATCCTCACGTTAATTGTATTGTTACATCTACCGATGCTGTGTTATCAGAAGGGTTAAAATCAATTGTATCAGATGAGTATTTAATAGATTGAGGATTGTAGCGTTGGCAAATGAACGCTAACGTGTAAGCGGTATGAACTGGCCGCTTAAGACAGTTTACAAGTTTAATAAATCTCTCATGCGGCTTGTTTATTACCGCATGTTAGAAAACGTTTTTTTTTATGGAAACAATTTTAGAACATATTGATAATGTTACTGAAAAGTGTGGTTATTTCACAACAGAAACAACAGTAAACAATGCTTATGGATGCACTCATCCTGAACAAGAAGAGCAAGATGAAGATTTTTGTACAGGTAAAATGCATGGTAAATGTTACTGCTTTAGCTGTCCGCTTGGAAGTGAAGCGGATGAACAAGATTTCAAAGAACATGGGTGTAACCCTGAGGGCATGACAGAGGGTGATTGGTTAGTTCTGCCTAAAGACTGGGCGTAATGTTTTTCTAACGGGATTCAGATATATTTTGGTGCGACTTAAAAACAAAAATTATGATAACAGAACAAGAATATTTAAAAGCAAAAAAGATTGTTCAAGAGTATGAAAGTAAGCACTTGAATATATCTGATGTTAGGGTGTCGGTTTGTGAACACCCTAAACCTTGGAAAAATACACCTTGGGGATATAAAGTATGCCCTGATTGTAATGATATTGTAGAATGGGAGCAAACTGCACCCTAACGGAGATGCTGTATGGTTAGTAATGCGCACCTACACACTCCGATAAAAGAACAAATATTAATTGCGCATTATTAACTATGACAGCGTGTTATGCGCTTTTATTGCGGGAGGGCAAAATGAAAAAGAAATTTATTGCAATACTTAAAAAACACGGATTTGAGTTAGTGAAATTTGAACACTCAAAACCACAGTTTGATTGGAACAACTACGACATTGAGTACAAGGATGCCGATGGTTATGAATACCACTTTGAATTGGCTACTGACATTTGGGATAAGGACGAAAATAGTATTACCAACAAAGTAGGCATACTGAAATACTTTGAAGAGTGCGTGGTGGCTAATTGCGCACAACGTCATTATAACCCCACTTCAAAAAACTGAACCATGCAAAAGCAAGAATTTGAGCGGCGTCTGGAAATTAACCTTCACAAATATGTGATGCAGGTTGATGATCCCAATGAGTTTTTGGTTCAAATTATTGAACTGGCCGGGGGCTATCTCAACCTTCAGACCATAGCCGACTATGCCAGGGAAAATGGAAAGACTTACAACGGAGTGAAGAAGTGCCGGGAAGTAAGGACAATCTTTAATACCAAATTTGTGATAGACAATGAATAAACGCCACTACTACACCGAAGCCGAACGCGACTACTTACGCAAGCATTACCCGCACCGCCCCACGCCCGAAATTGCAGAAGAGCTGGGACTGACAACCAGTAGCGTATGGAATCAGGCAAATTCCCTGGGGCTGAAAAAGACAAAGGAGTGTGTTGCAGAGATGTCGCGTAAGAACATGGAAGATCCCAACCACCCGGGCCGTAAGCACCAATTTAAAAAGGGGCAACGGGTTTGGAATAAGGGAATGAAAGGCTGGCATGCCCCGGGTGTTGAGCGAACCTGGTTTAAAAAAGGTAACGAGCCACATAACACCAAACACGATGGGCACACCCGAATAAGCAAAGACGGATACATTGAAATAAGGGTGAGCAAAGGAGAGTATAAGTTTCTGCACAGGGTGGTATGGGAGCGCGAAAACGGCCCCGTGCCCGATGGTTGCATAGTGATTTTTAAGGATGGCAACCCTGTGAATGTGCGCTTGAATAACCTTAAGATGATAACCAGGGCAGAGAACATGAAGCGCAATACTTTCCTTAATCTGCCACCTGAGTTGCAGGAGCTGTTGCAAACAAAGAGAGTATTAACCAGGATTATTAACAATAAACTAAACGAAGATGAGTAAAGTAACGTTTTCCGAAGTGCGCACCGAGGCACTCGACACCATTAAGATGCTGAAAGAAGGCAGAATTGAAGT